TACTATGATTATTGTAGATGAAAGCACCACGATAAAATCACCCACAGCAAAACGCACAAAGAATTTAATAAAGATTTCAAAAGACGTTGGTTATAAAAGAATACTAACGGGCACACCTGTCACTAAAAGTCCGCTAGATATATTTTCACAGTTTGCATTCCTTAATCCTAAAATACTTGGACTGACAAACTATTACGCTTTTAGAGCTAGATATGCACAAATAATTAAAAGACCTACGTCAGGAGGCAGAAGCTTTCCGTTAATTACGGGTTATCAAAGATTAGATGAACTGGAGAAAAAAATATATACACATGCTTTTAGAGTTAAAAAAGAAGAGTGTGTTGACCTACCACCGAAGGTTTATCAAAAGAGATTCATATCTATGAGTGAGAAACAACTTGTAGCTTATGAATCATTGAGAAGGAACGCAATGTTTATTTTCAATGACGAAACAACCACATCTGTGAACCGGCTCTCACAGATTGTTAAGTTGCACCAGGTATGTTGTGGGTTTACCATTAACGATCAAGGTGAAACCCATGACGTGCCTAACAAAAGGTATGATGAGCTATTAGATTTGTTAGATGAAGTTGATGGTAAGGTAATCATCTGGGCAACTTACCGACATAACATTGAAACAATCACACAAAAATTAAAGGAGAAATACGGTGATACTACGACTGCAGCTTTTTATGGTGATACAGAAAATCAAGTACGCATGGATCTTGTCAAAAATTTTCAGGATGAAGGACATGATCTTACGTACCTTGTTGCAAACCCTAAGACTGGTGGATATGGGATCACTCTTACTGCCTCTCATACTGTTGTCTACTTTTCAAACAATTATGATCTTGAGATAAGATTACAAAGTGAGGATCGTGCACACAGGATAGGACAGAAGAATAAAGTGACGTATGTTGACTTTGTTTGCAAAGGCACAGTAGATGAAAAAATATTAGCTGCCTTGAAGAACAAGGTTGACATAGCCAGTCAAGTTATGGGTGATGAATTAAAAAGTTGGATTACTTAGACTTTTTTTTACGTCTTTCTTTATCCCTCATAGCTGATTCCATTCTTACACCAGTAAGACCAACCAATCCGGTTCCAGCTAATACGCCTTTAAAGATAGCGTCATCTCTTTTTCTTTGTTTAATTCTTTTGATAACTTTACTTTCTCGGTCGAGAAAGGTTTTTTTCTTTTTCTTTTTGGCTAGCTTACCTAAGGCTTTACCGAAGCCTCTCAATGCTATGCCAACAAGGCCAGCCATTACTTAGCTTTCTTTTTTTTAGATTTCAAAATAGACACTGTTGGTGCGCCAACAAAAGCTATTCCTTGCATTGCTCTATCCATTGGAGTTCTTTTTTTCTTGCCCATCTTACCTAAGGCTTTACCGAAGCCTCTCAATGCTATGCCAACAAGGCCAGCCATTATTTTTTACCTTTGAGTCTTGGATTAAATTTTTTTCTAGGTTTAGTTTTTACAGTTGTTGCTTCGCCTAAAACACTACCTGTTACAGCACCAGCAGAAAAAAGACCAAATCTATCTTTTGCTTTTTTACTTTTGGTAAGTTTTTTTAGAGCTTTACCAAACCCTCTAAGTGCAATACCAACACCAGCCATTATACGTTATAGCCTCCGCCCTTTTTTGCTGCGCCCATACCTCTAACTTTACCCCTTACAGGGCCACCGTGAGTAAGACCTTGTGCTTTTAGTTTTGCAGTTGCGTTAACTAAACCACCGTCTTTCTTTTTTAAAATTTTTTTTATATTTTTTTTATGCTCAGCAGGATACAGAAATTTCATAAGTTCTGTACCCTTTTTAAGGTCAAACATCATTTTGTCTATTTCTTTTACTGAAACTTTACTACCTACCCTTTTGTTTACAACGCCACCGTCTTTCATATAACCCATTTTGTTTCTCACTTCTTTAGGTAGTTTTGGTAAACCTTTGTTACCCTTAGGTATCTTTTTTAAAGCGCCGCCTTTATTCATTTTTTTTATGTCCTCCAACATTCTTCTTGCTTTCTTTGGGTCCTTTTCCTGTAAAGCTTTTCCAAATGCTTCATTTATAGCTCTAGTCTTATCTCTTGGATTTTTAGCTCTTTCTTTTGCAATTTGCTGTTTAATATCCATTTTACGAAGCATTCTTTTCTTTAAAAATGACGGGACATCAATATCTGCAGGTAAATCATCTCTCAAGCCTTTTGGTGTTTGTCCAGCTATAAGTTTTGGTTGATTTTTGACTTTTTCACCAAATTTTTTACCGGCTTTAGTTTTGATGTTAACACCTTTAATGGTAGTAGGTTTGGTATTTTTTAGAGTTTTCTTATTTTTGCCTACAGCTTTAATCAATTCACTTAAAAGTTTTATTCTACCCATGATTAATCCTACTCCGTTTCTACATAATTTGCAACAATAGATGCAAGTTCTTCACATCTGTTCGTAGTCTGTTTATGCCACCTGCTATCTTTCATTTGAAAAGCGGCACCTTCCCAGTCCCCTTCTTTCATGCATCTAAACATGTTTTTAAACTTGGAGACACCATTTTTTCCTAGTTGAAAGCACATGTTGACCAAGACTTCACCTATGACCTGAGGTAGATCGTGTCCAATCTTCTCAGCTATCAGCTCATCAGCTCCCGCTGCTGCTCTATTTAGGTCTATGTCAAAGAGTTCTTCTACCTCTTCCATAGTTATATCCACACCCTCTGCATATCTTTCTCTTTCATGCGGAAGTATGAGGTGGCCAATGCCGATCGTGGCTTTTCCTAATGTGTCCAAGTACATTGAAGTGCGTATGCCCTCATGGTGACGTACCTGCTCACGAAGTGTGTCTGTAATTTCAATCATAATGTTTTATATATCATACTTCTCAGGAATACCATCAAATCCTGTTTGTATATTTTCAGCCATGATACCGCCTTGCATATTCTTATTGAACTCGTCTTGAAAACTTTTTGGTAAGCGTGACATGCCTGGCGGTGGTCTCATTATACCCATGTCAGGATCTCTTGGAAATACTTCTCTTGGATCTATTACAGGCGTTGTGAACATAAAATCCTGCATCTTCATACCTGGTCCAGGATACTCTCGGGCACCTGTATCAAAATCAGGCTCACTTGATATTGGTTTGTCTGGGACTGGTAGGGCAAAAATATCACCTCTTGTTTCTGTTAATACATTAGGCTCACTTGGTATAACTTTTTCTTCCTGAGGTAATTCAAACTGGGTCGGTGGTCCTTCAGCTAATCTCTGCGTTGCTTCACCACCCATTTCAAAATATTTAGGCTGAGATATTCTAGGCTTAGGTAATTGGCTCATCGGCATTACCGTATCCATTACTGTTTGTGGTTTAAATTGAACCAATGCCGCCTCTTTCTGCAAGTGCATCGTCCAATGTTCCAAAAGCTAAATTTTGTCTGACTTTCGAATCTAGTCTATTATTACCTGCTAAATTTAATTGTTGATCATTGAATCTAGGCGCTAAAGATGCACCCATTTGATTTGATTGTATGTCCATCAGTCTCTCGTTTATTATCTTTTCTTGCTCATCCATGCCTCTGAATCTATTTAAACTCTTTTTATAAGCCTCTGGCACCGCTTGTTCTTGTTCCATTGGCGTGCTTGGATTGACTTGTAAATTAAATATTGCATCATCTATTTGCTCTTGTTGATCTAATCTCATAGCCTCTTCATCATCCGGCAAGAATTTTTCTGCCCATTGTAACAAAGAACTTCTTTTAGACGCTGTCAATACACCGGTTTCTAACACGTCAGTCATAGCGTCAAGAGCTTTAGGATCAGTTAATAAATTAGAACCATGTCTTAAAAGTAATGGCACGATTAACATAGTTGGAAAGTTTATCGCTCCAACCATGCCAGCTCCAGTTGCAGCACCACCTAATAAAATACCTTTAAACCCTGACAATGTTACACGTCTTTGTACGAAGGTAGATGGATCAGGAACAACAAAGCTACCTGCGTTGTCCGCTGCTTGTAAGAAATTTTTTATACTTTTTACATTTAAGTTAGTGCCTTTAAATAATGTATCTAATATTTCTATGCCGTCAGGGCTATCTAGACCTAAGTTTTTTGCAAATTGGCCAGCATTAATAGTCACATTTTGATATCCTAGTAGATCGGGTGAAACTTTTTTAAGTCCCTTCTTTTGTATTTGTTCTAAACTAGCCGCTGGAACAGATAAGAAATCTACAAAGTTTGCACCAGACGGTAATCCTACAATAGAATCTTTTATAGCATCATTAAACAATCTTTGAGCTATTACTAATCTTTCGGAACCTGGTGCTCTACCAACTATATCTCTTTCTCTAAACACACTTATTTCTCTATCTGGATTATTTGGATCTTGCTCTTTCACCATCACCTTAACTTTTTGTGCAATACCCTGTTTATTACCTGATAGTTTATAGGCTTTTAATTCAGCAGAGGTTGGTTCTATTAAATTTAACAAATGTTTCATAGCATCAGGATCTTTTTTGGCTCTGTTTAAAATTACGTTAAAAGCCTCACCTGCATACATGTAACCTGGCATTTCTGCTCCAGGTCCAAACATAGATTTATTCATTTGCCTAAAATCACT